CGCAACCACCTACAATGGATGTCTCCGAACCCTCTGTAGGTGCCCCCGGTATGCCCACGGATTTACTTGGCGTCATTGTCGCGCTGTCGAGCATTCAAGGATCATTGCGAATGTTGCAATCCTATCCTGAACAATATCCGAGTAACGGCCACTGGGCGCGCGTCTCAGCCACCACGGACCAACTCACGCACGAAGTGAACCAGTGGATGCATACGAGCCAAGATGCTGAACGACGACGGCATGAACGACGCCAAGACACGGAACGGCGCTCCCACGAGCGGCGCCAGGATGCGGACCGAGACGCGACGCCGTGACCGCGGAACAGGTGGTCCAGATCCAAGCCCTCTTTGGCGCGATGCTACGGAACGCGCAAGCGTTGGAACGACTGGTCATCCAGTCGCAAGTGGGCTTGAACGAGACTGATGTCGAGTTGTGGACCAACACCTTGCAACATCTGGCCGCACTCACCTCCGCACAGACGAACCGACTGGCGTTGATGCAAGAATACACCGACACCAACCGACGCATGGGGGAGCGGCGCACGGGATCAGACCGCCGGTGGGGGCCGTAAGATGAATGCGCCGAACCGCTCCAACGAAATCCGCACCCTGTGCGCGCAGCACCCCGAAGCGTTTGGCCCGCCAGCGGACACCAACGATGCGCGTCGCTTAGTGCTGCTCCAGACGGTGATCATCCCGTTCCTGAATCAGATCGATGACGGGCGATGGGGTGTGCTGGTCAAAACCAATCAGGGCGGGAAGATCCCCTGCGACATTATTGCGTGGAAGGAGACGCTGGAGATCTTCGACGTGATGACGGGCACCGGCGCGAGCTGGATTCCGGTCGGCCGCAGCACCGATCCGGCGTGGCAGTGGGAAGCCGTGGGCGCGCCATCACCCGCTCCGGCGCCTCCATCATCATCCGTAGATGTGGCCCCGATGCTCGCACGACTGAACGCGCTTGAGCAAACGGTCAATGCCTTATCGAATCATCTGATGATCGTGGAAAGTGAGGCTGAAGAAGCCTTGCATCGGCCGCTCCCGCGCTATGTCGCCAAGGTGTTCGGGATCACGATTGTCTCACGTCCCGAAGGGTCGTAAGCTGGAAGTTGTTACACTCAGCGCGTGACAGAACTGCTCGATCTGGCGCAAAAAATCACCGGCGCATCGTTTGCAATTCTGATGTTTCTGGTCCTCGCTGGGAGTTATCTTTGACAAATGGTGCTGGTCGAGAGACCGCGAGGCCATGAAGCAGGAACGCGATCAAGTCCGGGCGAAACTTGAGGAAGATCGCGATGAGTGGCGCCGCATGGCGCTGCAGAATATGGGATTGGTGGAACGGGTGGTGAATCGTGCGAGTCTTAGCGGAGGTGGAAGCCCAGACGGCCGAAAGCCGGCGTGAACGCGCGCAAGTGCAGCAACGGCTCGCGACGGCGGAAGATCGGTTGCGCCGGATTGAACAAGAGGAGCGGGAGCGCCGGAGCGGCGAGGAGCGGCGCACGCATCAACGACGCCGGGGGCTGGCGAGCTAAGAGCGTGTCCAGTCGGCGAAGGCGAGATGCATCAACGCCGACAGGGCAATGAGCACGAGCGTTCTCATCACGCAATCGTCTGCGCCTGCGGCTGTTTGCTCTGATGGATCGCATCCACCAACTGCTTGATCGTGTCCGGGTGATCAATGGCCCAGAGCGCCAGCTTCACGGCCCACTTCGCGATCAGCTTCACAGCGCCACCGGCGTCGAGGTCGTGAAGCGCAACGCAATATTGACAAGGGCGACGCCGAGAGCAAAATACTGCGGATCGGCGGGCAGAATCACGCCGTAAAAATGCTGAAACAACGCGACGCCGAGCGCGATCGTGTTCGCGATGAGCGTTTTGGACTGCCACGGAGCTTTGACCATGCACCGATCCGAGAAAAGCCCGGTCTCACCTGACGGCCACACCCCCCCCGCTTCACTCGCTTGAATGAAGTCGAGTCACCGTCCGACGAGCCGGGGATACCTCTGCTATCGGTTCAGCCGAGTCAGACTGTAGGACTCATGCCATGATGTGCAGGCGATGACGCGACTCGCGCAATGGCTGCTCGATCACGACTGGGCGATCAACCTCTCGGCCCTGCTGGTCCTCGTCCTCGCAGTCGGGGGCTTGACCTGGTGGGGCCATCGCCCACCGACGATGCGCGAACTCGGGACGATGAGTGCCGACTGGCTTCGTGATCGAGGATTGTTCCGCAAAGATCAGCATCACTGAGCAAGCTGATCATTGAACACGATAGCTTCCCGCGGCACCAATGTTTCCTCGCCCACCCCCAACCACCGACACCGACCCGCTAACGCTGTCTGGGTAACGGCACGAATCCGAAACATCGTCGGCGTCTGACCGATGACCTGCACCAGTGTGCGGGTACGCCCCGCCCATGAATCAAGTCTTAGGTACGCCGGCGTGGGATGATCCGACGTCATCAGATGCTCAGGTGACCGGTCGAATCTCACGTACCAGCTCATAGCCCAATGCTTTGAGCAACTTCGTGCCCGGTGCGCGATGCCCCTTCAGGACATCGTTCAGGTATTGCGGCGAGACGCCCACATACCCAGCAAACTTCGCTTGACTGCCGTATTCTTTGATTTGAGCGCGGAGCAGCGCCCGAATCTGCGCGTGGGTGAACATACGGACTACTATACCACACATCCGCTGTTGACTTATCCGCTGATGAGTGTATAATTAGCTCATGAACATCCTGCTCCAAGCGAGCCACGCCGACTGCTTTACCGTGGCCGTCGTCGCCCGAGACACCACCAGCAGCGCCTTCTTGTCGCTGCGCTGCGGGCCGAATCTGTCCATCCACTTTCCAGGCGTCGGAACCGAGAATGTAACCGCAGCGCGGGACTTGGCAGCGAAACTGGCGACCGCAGCGGACGAACTTGAGCAACTCCTGACACCCACTAGCGAGGCCGTATGACGATCACCTTTGAACCCCTGAACGACGCGGCTCGCTTGATGCTCGCGAACGACGTGGAGGATCGGTTATCACTCGTCCATGAACAACAAGACAATCTCAAACAGGCGATTGACCGACTCGCACATCGCGTGCAACTACTGATGACTGAACGGGCGCACATCATCGATATCCTCTCCACCTTCTACACGAGCGACATCAGCATGAGCAGCCTGCAACCCGTGCTCGAGTGCGCCGTGCTGTTGAATCCGTCCCTGAAGGAATCGCGATGAGTTGGATGCACCTGCTGCCTGATCACTTCGACATGCCGTCCGGTGATCGCAAACCGTCACGCGCAACAAAGGTGTGGCGTGCCCGTCAACGCGAGCTGGCCGCAACGGGGCAGATTCGGATCTGCCTGCACTGCGGCCATACCCTCCATGTGGATGAAACGGACATCTGCCGCCTTTGTGCGGTAGATGTTTCCGAAGAAAAGGACTAACGATGCCGATCAAGCAGTGGACAGCCGCACATCGCGCCGCAGCGAGTAAACGCATGAAAGCCGCTTGGCGACGACGCCGCAAACAGCAGCGCCTCTCCCCCGGCACCGGTGATGTCGCCATGCTGAACGGATCACTCGTGGAGCAGCGGATCATCCTGCATGTCCAGAATCAAACGCTGGATCTGACGATGCCGGATGCGAAAGCCTTGCGGGATGCGTTGAACCTCGTCGTGCCGACCACGGAGTGAGCATGAACGGAAACAGTCAAGGCACGATGGGCGATTACGCCTGGTCCCTCGCACAGACCAACAAAGACGAACTGAAACGCTTCGAACAGCGAATCAAGCGACTCGAAGCCTTCATCCACGAGAGGTTTCCGACAGAATGGGTGCAAGCCATGCAGGACAAAGAGACCGCATGAACGCCAACCCCAACGACTTCGCGCTGACGTCACCACCCCCAGATGATCAGGGCTTGCCCTTTGAACGGCTCCTGCGCGATCCGAACATCGATGTCAAGAAATTGGAAGCGTTCATGGCCTTGTGGGAGCGAATGCAGGCGACGCAGGCGAAACAAGCCTTTAACGAAGCCTTTGCCCAGATGCAAGGCGAACTCCCGACCATTGATGAAACCGGCGCGGCGGTGATGAATGGCCAACGCCGGTATTCCTACGCGACGCAAGAGACGATCATCGAAATGGTCCGCCCCGTGCTGCAAAAGCACGGCTTCTCGTTACGTTTCCGGCATCTCTATCCCGATGGCAAAATCAAGGTGATCGGCATCCTGTCGCATCGCCACGGACACAGCGAAGAGGATGAATTCGAGGCCAGAGCGGATACGAGCGGCAGCAAGAATGAGATCCAGGCCGTCGGCTCCACGCGCACCTATGGCGAACGCTACACCACGCGATCCTTGCTCGGCATCGTCAGTCGTGACCCGAATGACCCAGCTCGCGACACGGACGGGCAGCGCACGCCGTCGCCTGTCGCTGCGACACCTGCCGGCTATGACGATTGGCTCGACCTGATGCGCGGGAAGGCCGAAGCAGGCACGATGGCCCTCTATGCCGCCTGGAAAGAGGCGAAACCGGAGTTTCGAGCAGCGATGCCCCGCGAGGTTCGCGAGCGGTTGAAGGCCACCGCCGCCCAGGTGCAGGCATGATCGTGCTCGACTGCGCCCAACGCTCCGACAAGTGGAAACAGGCACGGCTCGGGCGACTGAACGGATCGCGTGCCACGGACATGCTCGCGACGCTCAAGAATGGAGGGGAAGCCGCGTCACGCCGTGACCTGAAAGTGCAACTCGTGCTGGAGCGCATCACGGGCCAGTCACATGAGAATGGCTATATCAACAGCGACATGCAACGCGGCACAGATGTGGAGCCTGAGGCCCTGGCCGCCTACGAAGCGCACACCGGCAACCTGGTGCAACCAGTGGGCTATTGCGTCCACGAGTCGTTGATGTGCGGGGTCTCGCCTGATGGCTTCGTGGGCGATGACGGGCTGGTGGAAGTGAAATGCCCGCGCTCTGCGAATCATCTGGCGTACCTGAAAGCGCAGAGCGTGCCGAAAGAACATCTCGCACAACTGGTCCACCAGCTCTGGATCACGGGGCGGCAATGGGTGGACTTCGTGAGTTTTGACCCACGATTTCCTGAACCGTTGCGCCTGTTCATTGTTCGCTATCCGCGCAATGACATCGAAATTGCAACCTATCTACAGGTCGTCAGAATCTTTCTGGACGAAGTGCAGGCGGAAGCCGACGCGGTGCTGGCCCTCATGGAGACGCATGGACAAGTACGAAACATCAGCTCTGATTGAACACGGTCAGTTGAAGGTGCGTCACCGCCAGCACTTTGAACGGGCGATGCGCGAATTACGTGAAGGTGAAGTGATCGTCACAGTACGGAAAGCCCATGCGACGCGAAGCGCCCAAGCAAACAGGACATACTGGAAATTCTACATTGCTCCACTCAGCGCTTATACCGGGTATTCCCCGCTCGCGATTCATTCCTATCTCAAGCAGCGCTTCTTAGTCGCGCCACCGATCGTCATTGCCGATCCGAACGGGGAAATCGTGGATGAAGCGACCATCGAACCGACGACGACCACACTCACCACGCAGGAGTTTTCCGACTACCTGCAACACATCGAAGATTTTGCCGCGACGCTGAACGTAACTGTGGGCATCCCGATCGAGGATCGCGCCTATTCGTATGAGTGAGCCACCATCATGAAATCTGACCTTGAACCACTACCAGCTCGAATGCGCAATCTGCCGATCGATGATCGCGGGTATCCAGTGCCTTGGTTCGTGGCTTGGATTGACGGACACTCGGACTTTCGCGTGATGGATGGGGAGAAATGGCGCGCCGCCGTCAAACTGCGCCGATGTTGGGTCTGTGGGCAAGCGCTCGGACGCTGGCTAGCATTTCCCATCGGCCCGATGTGCGCGATCAATCGCGTGACCAGTGAACCGCCATCGCATCGGGAATGTGCCGAATGGTCGATTCGCAACTGTCCGTTTCTCTCACAACCGCACATGGTGCGACGAGATGAGACCGACCTGATCGACAGACAGGAGCCCGGCGGCATCATGATCCGTCGCAATCCTGGCGTGACATGCCTCTGGATCACGCGCAATTATGAAATCTTGGTAGTGGTCTAGTTTGAAAATGAACAATCTACTTGCGCGAGCAGGATGGCGCGATGTATGTTCGACACCGAAGCCGCGCTTGCGCATCATTCCGAAACCACATTGGCGGCTTCCGATGAGGAAGCGCATGACGCTGATTGCTGGTTTCTTGTGCCCTGACGGTTTCGTGATTACTGCTGACACCGAGGTCACGCTGGGAGATTTGAGAATCCAAGAATCTAAATTGATTGATTCACCAGGCAACATGCGCGCGTATCGACTCGTGATAGGTGGTGCTGGCGATGCTACATATGTCGATGAAGCGATGCAAGAGATTCGCGATTCAGTAGCTGCGATGCGTCGTCCGTTGATTGCGAGTGTAGACAAAATCATTCGTAAAGCGATCGGACGCATTCATGCTGAAAACATCTTTAAGTATTGGGAGCCTGGCGATGACCAGAGGCCACGGGTCTACCTGATTCTTGGTCTACGCGATGTGTCCGGGAAGCGTTGCCTTTGGAGAACTGAGGATCAAACAGTTGCAAAAGTGTCGGCAAGTGTTTATGTGGGGTCAGGCACTCTGATCGCATCACATATTGGCGAGAAACTATTTCGATACGGATTACCGACCGCTGCCGTGCATCATATTGCCACGCACATTCTCAGGGAAGCTAAGGCTAAAGGGGCCTCTGTCGGCGGGAATACCGATACGTGGTCGATTCAAACTCAAGGCGCTCAACCATTTTTTGATATCGATGACAAAGACAAAAGATTTCTGTGGGGTATCGAAGATGCGCTATTGTCCGCGACGCGATGCGCGTTAACGCGCACGGACCAAGTGAGTATGAATGCTCGACTGGAGTTTATTCGCCAACGCTTGACGGAAGTGCATCGGCAGGCTAGGACACCGTTACCGACTTCTGATTCTGAATGGCACACCAGCGAAATACTTCGCACCGATTTGCATCCATTTTCAGATCTGTGACGACAGTCTCCTACGCGCTCTTTTCAGTGGTGGTTGGTTCCAACAGTCCAATCAACTCTTCGACACTCCAGATGTGAGTAGAGAGGCCCGCTTCCATCGCCGGGGTAACGCGCAAGGTTTGGTGAATCTTGCAAAAGTTGTAATAGGCGAAGTGCAATGCGACTGAGTGCGCGTGCATCTCGACCTTCTTGCTGAAGGCGTTTGTCAGCCGCGTGAATCGGCGCATGGACATTCGCATCGTGAGATTCTGTCGCTCGACGTAGCTTGTCGAAATATGCTTCGGATCAGGCTCGCCCGTGACAATCGCTCGTTTCGAGCCGATGAACTTCGCAGGACTATAGCGAACCGCCGCGCTGTCACCATGAGCCGACGCGCCGTAGTGCTTTTCCAGCGTGGCGTAATCCACATCGATCCCGAAGGCGTAGTCAACGGCGGTCAAGTAGGCGCGCAATCCGTCTGTCGTCAATTGCACGCGGTTCGCCAAGCGATCCGCCACATCCTTCATGAAGTCATAGGCCATCAGCGCATTGCGTGGCCCAAGGGCGTAGGCCACGATCAATTTCGAGTCCGCATCGAGCGCGGTCCACGTCCAGCAATCGCCCCATTCGCCGCGCTTGGTTTCCGGCACGTTCTTTTGCTTCGCGCCGATGAACGACCAGATTTCATCGCACTGAATACGCAACGATTTGAGGTTGCGAACCGTCTCAGTGTGGTGCTGCGCGCACGCAGTACCAAGCTCGCGCAACAGTTTTTCCACGGTCATCCGAGCCGCGCCAGTGATACGAGCCGTGGCGCGCAGACTGTTACCTTCGACCAGGACCGAAACCACCCGCGCCCGCTGCTCTGTGCTCAACCTGTTCATAATAGACAGTATACATGCTCGACTAAGTATTGTCAAGCTGGATCACCACACGCGCCACAGAATGAGACCGAGCAAGACAGCAAGAACCAGGAGCCATATTCGAATGTAGAAAAGCGATGTGGCGAGAAGGCGAAGAGCCTTCGACAATCCAAGCAGGTACTCTTGCGAGGGCCAGCGATCCTCACTCATTTTTTGCGCCAGCGTGTCAGCACGGCCTTCCGGGCGATGGCTGACCGCTTTGCCGCTGAAAGGCTCGCGGCGCGTGCCTTCCCGCCCTTGGACGCGCCGAGCTTCGACAGGGCAACAGCGGCAGGATTCCGGGTATCGGGCGGTTCTGGCGGTTCTGGAGCGGCTTGGCCGGTCGCTTCCTGCACGATTTGATAGGCGAGTTGATTAGTATCGCGTGGACGGCGTTTTCTTGCTCGGGTAGGCATGGACCGATTGTCGCACGGCCGACCGCTGAAATGAAAAATGTGGAAATCGAAACTAGACCACTACCGAAATCTTCGATGCCGGCGGTGGTAACCCGCTCATCACGATTGGTCAACTGGAATCGGTCACTTGGTGGATTGAGAAACGAGCGGCCACACGCGCTGAGGTTGAGACCTCCATTGAGAGCGGATTACCGACCCTCTTGATCGCCGCACATCACGATGGCCCGTTCGCCGTCGAAAGTCTCGGCCGACAGGTACAGATCGCACAGTCCTATTATCCTGCCCAATGAGTGAGCATCGATCCTTCCCGAAGCCGGGACCACAGATCAAAGCGCGCATGGCGACACAACGCGCCGCCGCCGTATTGTGGCTCGCGTGCTGCCGTGAAGTGGACGCACGCGACCGCTATCACTGCCGCTGCTGTTTACGCCGAGTGCGACGGACCCTCAGCGTCTGCGCTGATCGGATGGAGCATCATCACCTGACACCGCGATCGATCGCACCCCGCCTCATCGCCGATGCGCGGAATGTCGCGTGTGTGTGTCTCGGCTGTCACGGCCGTTTGCAGCGTCATGAGATCGTGCCTTGTC